GATCCGGCCGGCCGTTTTGCGCCGATGGGCCGCGTCGATGCGTCCGTCGCGCGGCGCTGGGTCGATCCCACCGACAAGGAGCTTCCGCAGTTGTTCGACAGCTTCGACAAGCTGCGCATTATCTCCGATCCGCAGTCGCAGTACGCTGCGAACTCGGCTGCCGCAGTCGGTCGCTTCTATGACCGCTTGATCATCACGTCCGCGCTTGCCACGTCGAAGACCGGCAAGACCGGCACCGGCACCGAGGCGTTCGATACGACCAACTTCAGCATTGCCGCCAACTTCGACGCCGCTGCTGCAACGGGCCTCACGGTGAAGAAGCTGATTGAAGCCCGGCGCATGTTCGCAGCCGCTTTCGTGGACGAGGAAGACCCTTTGACGCTGATCATCAGCGCTCGTCAGCACGCGAACCTTTTGAATGAGGCACAAGTTACGAGCCGCGACTTCAACGATAAGCCCGTGCTTGTCGATGGCAAAGTCGCGTACTTCATGGGCTTCAACATTGTCACGTCAGAATACCTTACGAAGGTTGGCAACGACCGCTACAACATCGCGTTCGCCAAGTCAGGCCTCTATCTCGGAACGTGGCAGGACATGGTGTCCGACGTGTCCCAGCGCAAGGATTTGACCTCAATGCCCTGGCAGCACTATGTGAAATGCACGGCCGGTGCAACCCGCCTTGAGCAGGGCAAAGTTGTTCGCATTCTGGCGACTGAGTAATGGAACGTCGGCAGTCCCGGTAGACTGCCGACATTTCCTAACCAAATAGGAGACTACAATGGCAACTGTGAAATCCACTCAAATCACGAACCTCGACGCTTCCCCGGTGGTTCGTGAGCCCGCTCATCGCGACGGCGCGATGTTGCGGCAGAACCATAGCGCCGCGGTAATTTCGGCCACGATCCCTTCCGGCGATATTGTTCACATGGTTCGTGTTCCGTCGAACGCCCGCGTCCACGATGTTCTGACTTCGGCCGCCGACGCTACGACTGCATTGGCAGCTGACGTTGGTCTCTACAGCAAGAATGCGGACGGCACCTATACGGTGGTCGATGCGGACTTCTTCGCCAGCGCGTTAGACTATGCTCTCGGACCCTACAATAACTTCAGTCTCGTTCGCGAAAGTGGCGTCTACACCATCGCCAACACCGAGAAGATGTTGTGGGAGGCCCTGGGCCTCACGGTCGATCCGAAGATTGACTATTTCGTCTCCCTCACCATCACGACTACCGGCAACGGTGGTCCTACGTCTATTAACCTCACGGTCGAATGGACGAAGTAACAGAACGCACCGCCGCCTGTGCCTGCCCGCGTGTGGGGCCGGCGCGCGGAGGGCAGAACGGCGGGCGCGGGGCCTCGTGAAGCTCGGCCCGCCGTTCGCACTTTGTAAGGAGTATTGACAATGGCAGCAGTTGGGGTTCAGGTCTCGGCGGATGGAAAAACGGTCGGTGGCGCCGCCAACTTCGCAGCTACGTCAGGAGCCCTGTCAGCCGCCATGGCTGTGCTTGTAGCCGATGGCGCAGCGCCTACCCAGGCGCACGTTACGACCGCCGACAGCGCCCTGACGGCGCTCCTGGCGGCCGAGGCTTTGGGAACTATAGTGCGGGTCCAAACGACTGTGACCCGCGGCCAGTTGCGAAGGGCCTTGGATTTGGCGTATACTTATCTCACGGCAAGTGCGCCCGTAATTACAGGAGACTAACATGGCAGCCAGATACTACGGCATCAGCCGCGGCGAAACCCGCGTCACCGAAGGTGCTGCGACCACAGGCAAAGAACTTGAAGTCGTGATCGCAGTGACGGGAACTGTAAAGCGCGTCGATGCGAACGTGCTTCTGGATTTTGTTGTGCGTCATATCAACACAGGCACCGACAACCTTGTAGCGTAAGGTTGTCCGAATAGGAGGACAACATGGCTACGAGCAAGCTGGCACTGTGGAACCAAGTGCTGGGAAAATTGGGTGTCAGTGCTACCGGCCGCCTCACGTCCGTAACCCAGGTCTCAAAGAACCGCGCAGCAATCGAGAATTGCTACGATGTGCAGCGCAAGCGCGAGCTTCGACGCAACTATTGGAGCTTCGCTATCTCGCGTGTTGTGATCCGCGCGATTGACACCACAGACAAGATTTGGACGCCGGGGACATGGTTGGTGGGCTCAACCTATGCTTTGAACGATGTGGTTGTGCTTTCTGGCGAGACGTACATATCGCTTTCGGCTGCCAACATTGGCAACTCTCCTGTGGCCGCCACCGACGAAGGCCCCACAGCGTTTTGGGCGGTGTATCGTGGCCCCCTTACCTCCAGCGAATGGGACACCGGGCTCCAATACTATCGCGGTGAAGTCGTGCATGTGACCACGGCGACGTGGCTTGCAATCGGGGCTCCCACGGCCGGCACAACGCCGGCAGAAGGTCCAGAATGGCACGAGATCACTGGAGAGACACAGGTGGCCACCACCTACCGCTCTCCTGTGCACGGGCGTTTCTATGCGTACGTGAAGCCGCGGGACTTCCTGCGCGCGGCGCCTATAGACCCGAAGTTGAGCCTTGCAACCCTCGATCACTTGGTCGAAGGTGACACGATTATCACCGATGATCCGGGGCCACTCGATCTGCGCTACGTGAAGAACATCGCCAATGTTACGAAGTTCGACGCACTGTTCGATGACGCGATTGCGTGCAAGGTTGCGTTCGAGACGTGCGACGAGATCACCCAGTCGAACACGAAGAAGGCGACGCTTGCGCTAGAATACGAGGAAGCGGTTGCCGACGCTAGACTGGTCAATGCAATCGAGGGCTACGGAGCGGTAGAAGCGGACGAAGACGAACTGATTACCGTCAGATTTTAGGAGGATAGCCGTGACCACTTCTTCTTTTGCTCAGTATAGTTTCCTCGGAGGCGAATGGTCGTCGTACTCCGAGGGTCGCATGGACAGCGAGCGGTGGAAAACCGCGATGAAAGTTTGCTACAACGGCTACGCACTGGAGGAAGGTTCATGGACGCGCCGGCAGGGCACCCGCTGGGTCGCACACACAAAGAAGGGGCTTTCGGCAAAACTACTGAGCTTTGCATTCTCTGTTGACGAACCGTTTCAAACAGAGTTGGGCGACACTTACGCGCGCTTCTTCTTTGGTCAGACGCCCTTGTTTACAAACGATCAAAAGAATGTAACCTCGATCTCGGCGGCGACGCCTGCGGTAGTTACAACCATAACCCATGGATGGGCCGACAACGATACGGTCATGTTCTTCTTCGCCGCGGGAGACGAACAGGCACAGCACAACAATGCACCCACGCTCCGCAAGCGCCAGTTCACAATCGACGTTTTAAGCACCACTACATTCGCGCTGTACGATGCAATAACAGGTGCCGCAATAGACGGCAGCACGCTGAACTACACGGGGCCGGGCGGCATAGTGAAACGCATCTTTGAACTTACTACTGCGTGGACTGGAGACGAATGGAAAGCCGTCCGCAAGGTGCAGAAAGACGACGAGGTTATCTATTTGTCGCCTACGGATATCCCGCGGCGTCTTGCATTCAGCGTCTCGACTGGTCTTCTCGCGCTCACGGCCGCGGTGTTGATTGATGGCCCCTATCTCGATCCGCCGCCCACGAGCAACACGACCACGCTCGACCCAAGCGGTGTCAGCGGCTCCGTGACTTTGGTCGCGAGCGCAGTCACGAACATCAATGGCGGCCAAGGGTTCCTATCGGCCGATGTTGGGCGCCTCATTCGTTTGTTTTGGGAGCCCGCGGCGTGGTCCTCGGCTTCGTCTTATGCGGTCGGCGATCTGGTGAAGTACAACGATCAGTATTTCGTCAACGTCGTGGCGACTGGCGCAACGGCCGTGACGCCCGAGCGCAACGTAACTTCGTGGAGTTTCGCCGCCGATGCCGTGGTTTGGACGTACGGCCAAGTCACGGCTCGCGCGAGCACGACTAGCGTCACCTTCAACATTCTAGGCCCCACTCTGCCAGATGCGACCGCGCGTCTTGTGTGGCGTCTCGGCCTCTACGGAGACACGTTGGGTTGGCCAACAATCGGAGGATTTCATGATGGAAGACTGTGGCTTGGCGGCGTCAAAGCTAACCGCATTGACGGCAGCGTTGCAAACTCAATCAATGGACCGTTCGACTTCACACCTACGCTTGCGGACGGCACCGTTACGGATGCCAACGCCGTCTCGGCTGAAGCAAATTCTGAAGACCGGAATACTGCTGTTTGGATGACGACTGATGAAGAGGGCCTCCTAGTTGGCACCACTGGCGGCGAATGGCGCGGACGCGCGAGCGCGAACAACGACACGATCACGCCGTTCAGTTTCGACTTTCGCCGCGTCTCGAAGACCAAGAGCTTCGACACAGAGCCGGCGCGTGCGCCTTCGATGCTGCTTCTGGTGCAGGGTTCCAAGCGCAAGATTATGGAGTGGGGCTACTTCGAGGGCAGCGGCTACAAGGCCGCGCATCTTTCGCTGACAGGCCGCCACTTGACCACGAGCGGCATCGAGGAAATTCAATACCAGCATGAGCCGGTTCCAATGGTGTGGGCACGTCGCGAAGATGGCGGCCTCATTGGTTCTGCTTACAAGCGCGATCCCGAGAGCGGCTATCACGCTGCGTGGTGGCAAACTGTACTCGGCGGCGGCCGCATCACGATCAGCATCTCTGCTGGCGCATCTCTGTCGGGCCGCAGCGAAGCCTTGTGGCAAATCTCGCGTGGTGAAGACGGCGCCCACTTCGTGGAAATCCTGTCGCCGATATTCGAGGATGACACGGAAGGCTGGCAAGCGTTCTTTGTGGACAGCGGCATCACTCCCGAGGCCGGAGTAGTGAGCGGTGCTAACATTCTCTTCTACGGCTTCATGCCACTTGTTGGCAAAGCCCTTGCGGTGATGGTCAACGGCATTGACACGGGCGACTACACCGTGTCGGCGACCGGAACGATCACGGTCCCTATTGGCGGCACTGGTAGCGGCTACACTCTCGCAAATTTGCAGACGCTCTCGGACGCTGGCGTTGACTACGGCGAATTTGCTGTAGACCTGGACATTGGCGCCGGCACCTCGCCGCCCGACAACACGGGCGCAATTATGGCCCATATTGGCGCCGAGAATGAAGTCACGGGCGTCAACGACAACGAATTTCTTATCGACGCTAACCGCAATCGCCTGTTCGTGTTCAAGGAAGGCAACGCGGCCACGGCCGGCATCCGGCGCTTCGATCAGAATGGCGCAGGCAAGGAGACGGCGCAGAATAACATCGAAGGCATATTTGGTGCAGGCTCCGGGGCATATGTTAGGACGCCATGCGCCATTGACCAGAGCGGCTTCCTTTACTTGTTGCCGGGCGTAATCACCAACACGCAAGCGGTGAGCAAGATTAATCCCACGTCTCTCACGGAGGTCGGTCGCTTCGGCGTCGCAAGCGGCTACCTTGCCGCGCTCACCAACGGCACCGGGCTTTTGGCACCGGGCAACATGTGTACTGTTCGCGACACTGCTGGTTACGACTACTTGGTATCGTCCAGTATCTTCGGCGATGTTGCGTTTGTGAACGCCACGGAGATGAAATTCGCCGGGCAATCATTCGACGTGGACGAGGCGTTCTCGACCGTGTGCGAAGGTGCCGCATCGACCGGCGTCGCCTGGGGCCTCGGCATCGCAACGCTTCCGTCTGCCACTGCGCTCGGCCTCTATAAGTTTGAGATTGGACCGGGTGCTTCAGGATGGGCACCCACTATCCCGATCACGGATTGGCAGACGGCTCCCAATACTGCTATTACAAAAACAAAAGTCGGGACTATTGGCGTCACCGAAATCGACGCGGCGTGGACCACGTTTCAAAACGTCAGCGGCCTAGCGTTCGACCGCACTGACGGGCATCTGATAGCAATGATCAAAGGCACTACCGGAGCGGTGGAAAAGGTCTACCTCGTCAAGATCAATGTTACGACTGCCAACATAACTTGGGCGACGGAGATCAACGCGTTCGACGCGTACAGCCCCAAGAACTTCAACAAGCATTACATTGACGACAACACGTTCGCGCATTTGTCGAATACTACGGGCGGCGGCAACCGCATCCTGTATCTGTTCAACACCAGCACGGGCGTCGCTACTACGCAGAATTGGTCCGCCGTCGCATTGAGCACCGTGAATGGCGGCCAACAGTCCAACAGCATTCAGGGCTCCGTGACGTACCTCGGCATTTATGTGGACGGTTCCTACACGCTGCCGAGCGCGGAGATCGGCGACTACTTCGACAATGCTAATCCCGATGGGGTCACGAACCAATTCCTGCGCATCTTCCCTCGCTCGGGCCAAGCATCCGGCACAGCCGTCCTGCGCGTCTACAACCGCATTCCTATGGTTATCGGGCTGCCGTACGAGAGCCGGGGCCAAATCCTGCGCCCTGACTATGGCAGCGATGCTGGGGCTACCAATGGTCCTGCGTTCGGCAAGACCCGCCGCATCCACCAGTATGCGGCCTCCGTCTTGCGCGCCCGCGGGATAGAGTTCGGCATTGACTTCAATACGTCCATGAAACCGGCTGATGGGCTGGCGAATGCCGATGGGTCCGCCCTGGCTCCGGGGGAGTTGTTTACCGGAACCATCGGTGGTACGATGGACGCCGACTACGACACCGAGAACAAAATAGCCTGGAGAATAACTCGACCTTACCCCGCAATTGTGACGGCCGTTGCTGGCTACCTCGCAGCGCAGGACAAATAAAATGGTTATTG